CGCGTCTCGGAGGCCAGGAAGGCGTTTATGACCCTTCCGGCTGAGGTTCGGGAGCGTTTTAATAACGATCCCGGCGAGCTCCTGGCTCGGTTGCACGAGCTGGAGCGTGAGGAGGAGGTTCGGGAGCGGGTGACTACCGCTCCGAGTGAGGGGGGAACCACCCCCTCCTGATAGCGAGAGCCGGCACAGCGTGCTGGCGGGCATAGCGCGCCTGCTGTGGACGGCTTTCGGCCCCCGGTGCGGGTTACCCTTCCCGCCCGGGGGTTTTTCTTTTTCCCGTCTCGGGAAGGATTCGGTTACCCACTTTAGTACCTCACCGCGTGCGTGCGTGGGCGTGGCTTTATCGCGCCCGCGCGCGCGCGCGTTGGTGTTTTAGTTGGGTTACACTCGTAAGAGTGATAGGCATTTGCCTTTGTTACATCTGTAGATGTTGTCCCCCGCCCGCTTGCGGGAGGGGGGTAGGGGGGAGGGCAGCACACATTCCGTCTCGATCCTCTGTGTGCTGAGTGGTACAGCCTATGGTGTACCACTTGATCCTGAGCGGAAGCGAAGGTATTTTGCAGGGTGTCGTGGACGACCCCTGCTTTGGAGGATTGGATTATGGCACGTCGACCGGTGAACAAGGGACGTAGTGTTCGGAAGTTTCGCGGGCAGGCGAAGAAGACTCATCCGTTGAACGTGGCCCGGCCGGGCCGCGGTGGGTTCCGGATGTGAGTTGTAATCGCCCTCTGGCAGCCTGGCGGACGCGCGCAGGCGAGCTGGTGTTTTGGAACAGGGGCGATGGGCAGTTTCTTGAGCTGCCGTGTGGGAAGTGTCTCGGTTGTCGGCAGACGCGTAACCGAGCTTGGTCAATCCGTATCGGTCATGAGGCGCAGCTGTACGAGTACAACTGCTGCGCTACGCTGACGTACGACGAGAAGCATCTCCCGGAGGGAGGCTCGCTCGTGTACTCGGATTTTCAGGGTTTCATGCGGCGCTTGCGCCGCGAGCTCGTTGGAGTGACCGAGATACCTGGTCGGGGACGCCCGATCAGGTTTTTTGTTTCAGGGGAGTATGGGGCCAAGAACAAGCGGCCCCATTTTCACGCTGTCCTTTTCAACTGTAAGTTCCCGGATCTGGAAGAGGCGAAGCCGGGTTACTGGGTGTCGAAGACCGCGGAGCGGATATGGGAAAAGGGAGCGGTTCTTATTGGATCTGTCAGTACGGAGACAGCGGCGTATGTCGCCGGCTACACTTTGGACAAGGTGTACGGTGCGGCCGGGGTGTCGCATTACGTGAACGTGGACAGGTCCACGGGGGAGATTTTGGGGGAGAGACGTCCCCCGTTTGTAGAGATGAGCAACCGGCCCGGGATCGGGGCTTGGTGGTTCGAGCGTTTCGGTGCCGATTTGTTCCCTTCTGATGTCGCCGTCCAGGAGGGAAAGGCGTACAAGGTTCCCCGTTACTACTGGGAGCGGTTTAAGAAGACCGCTGATGGTGGCCTGGTAGAGGAGATTGCCTATCGACGTGAGCAGAAAGCGCAAGAGAATCCGGAGGAGTCGCGCCCTGCGCGACGTGCTGTTAAGGAGGAGCATGCGCGCCTCCGAATTGAAGCATTCCGAAAGAGACCACTTTAAAAAGGGAGCTCGTCATGTTGAAGATCTTCGCGTTGTTTGACCGCGTGTCTCGCGGTTTCGGTGAGGTGTCGTTGGCGTTGGCGTCGACGGAGGAGGCGTGTAAGCGTTCGCTGGCGGATGCGTCCGCGCAGCGAGGTTCGGCGTTGTATCAGCATCGCGGAGATTTTGATCTGCATTGTCTCGGGACGTTCGATCCCGAGTCGGGCCAGATCTTCCCGGTGGTCGGGAAGACGTTCGTGTGCACGTTGAACGAGCTGGTCCCGGGTCCGTCGACCGACGGAATCGGGATGGCCACGCAGATGGAGACCCGTCATGGCTCATAGGCTGGCAGGTCGTAAACAGGCGGTAGACGCTGCTCGTTACGCGATGGTTCCTCGAGCTGACGTCCCGCGGTCTCGTTTTGACATCGTGCATTCGCACAAGACGACGTTCGACGCGGACTATCTGTTTCCGATCTACGTGGACGAGGTTCTGCCGGGTGACTCGTGCCGGCTGCGGCTGACGGCGTTCTGTCGTACGGCGACGTCGATCGTTCCGGTGATGGACACGCTGGTGATGGAGACGTTCTTCTTCTTCTGTCCCAATCGTCTGCTGTGGACGAATTGGGAGCGTTTCATGGGGGAGCAGAACTCGATTACGGATACGACTACGTTTTTGATGCCTCAGATGGTTGGCATTGATGAGACGATGGCTATCCAGGGGTCTCTGTTGGATCACTTCGGTATTTGGGTGAATGGGGACGCAGCGGCGTCCCTGAATGTGAACGCGTTGCCGTTCCGGATGTACCGGTTGGTGTGGAACGAGTTTTTCCGGGATCAGGACCTACAGGATCCGGTTGCGGTGTCGACCGACGATGGTCCGGATGATCCGGTGACGGAGGCGGCGTTGTTGAAGCGTAACAAGCGTCAGGATTACTTCACGACGGCGAGGCCATGGCCCGAGAAGCCGCTCAACATTCAGGATTTTTCGACGCTCGAGGCCACGAGGCCCGGTGGTCGTTATACGTCTCCGACGGCTGGCGTGCCGGTTACGGGCCTTGGTGTAACGGATGGTGCGACCCCGACAGCTGGGGCGATCACGCTGAAGTATTCAGGCGGTCGTGCCGAGGCTCTGACGGAGGCTTTCAAGTCGGAGGATGATGCCTTCCGTATGTCGGTTGGGGCGTTGAATACGCCGAACGTGCGAGTTCTGGTGAACGACATTCGTTCGGGTGTGATGATTCAGAGGCTCCTTGAGATCAACGCCAGAGGAGGGACACGGTATGCGGAGCTGGTCAGGGCGCAATTCGGTGTTGTTTCGCCAGATTCTCGTCTACAGAGACCCGAGTACCTCGGAGGGGGTCGGACGTATGTTCACGTCCAGGCGGTCGCTCAGACCTCGGCTTCCGAAATTGAAGGGAGCACGACGGTTCTCGGCGAGCAGGCGGGCATTGGTACTATTTCCGCTACGGACCACGGCTTCTCGCAGAGCTTTACGGAGCACGGTTATATCATCGGTCTCGTCAACGTCCGGTCCGAGCTGTCGTACCAGCATGGTGTCCGCCGTATGTGGTTCCGGAGGACTCAGTTCGACATCTATACTCCCCCGTTGGCTTACCTGGGGGAGCAGGCCATCATGCGTCAAGAGATTTGGTGCACTGGCACTCCGGCTACTGCTGGCAATGTGGCGTGGGGTTACCAGGAGCGGTGGTCGGAGTATAAGAGCCGCGTGAATGAGGTGACGGGGATGTTCCGGTCGAACGCGGTGACTCCTCTCGATATGTGGCATTTCGCGGAGGAGCTCGATTCCACGGTTGCGCTGAACGGAACGTTCGTGACGGCGAATAGCCCGGTTGAGCGGGCGTTGCAGTCTTCGACGATCGCGGACCAGCAGTTCTTGTTCGACGGTTTCTTCGAAGCGAATTGGGTGCGAGCGATGCCCCTTTTCTCGATCCCGGGTGGTCCGGGTCAGCCGAGGCTTTAAGTGCCTCGGCTGGAGGTTGGGGGGCAGGTTCCGCCCCAGTATATGGCGCATTCTGCGTTTACGCTGGCGCAGCAGGCGCCGAACGAGCGGCCGGGTGGTTGGCTTGGTACGCTCGGTGATATCGCGCAGATCGCGGGTCCGATTATTCAGACGGCGGTGTCGATCCGCGAGGCGCAGAAGCAGCGTGATTGGGAGGAGCGGATGAGTTCGACGGCTCACCAGCGCGAGGTTAAGGACATGATCGCCGCTGGTATCAATCCGCTGGTGCGGCAGGGGTCCGGGGCTTCTACCCCGGGTGGGTCTATGCCCACGGTGCAGGACCCGTTCTCGGGTCTAATGTTGGTTGCTCAGATGCGTCAGCTTGAGGCGCAAACCCGTAATACCGACGCGCAGACTCGTGCGATCGATCAGGAGACGGGTTTCAAGAAGGAGCGGTTTCCTGGTGAGCTGAAGAAGCTCGGGTACGATACGGATATTTCCGAGCTTTCCGCGCTGGAGCGGCGCAAGATGTTGCCTAACGTGCTTCGGAGGGCGAAGGCGGATATAGATCAGGCTACGAGCTCCGCGAAGGCCCTGAAGGCACGTGCGATGCTGGATGAGGCGGCCCGTACGGGTGCCTTGAATCAGCAGCAGTTGGAGGAGTTGCTGGGGAAGTCGTCCCCAGCGATCCGTCTTTTCTTCGAGCTGATGAGGTCCATGCGATGAAGAGCTGGCAGATAGTTGACAGGGATGCCCCCAAGCCGGTCGGCTTGCGGGGCTATGATGCGAGGGCCGTGGCTCGAGCTACGGTGGCTGATAACGACGGTGTTTCGAAGGTGCAGCAGCACCTGATGGATTCGGTGGACGTCAATGTGATCGTCCGCCGGTTTGCTACTACTGGCGACGCGCCTATGACGCGTCGCGAGGGGTTCTACGGGGACTTCTCTGGAGTCACCGATTACGAGAGCGCGCTTGATCGCGTCTCGGAGGCCAGGAAGGCGTTTATGACCCTTCCGGCTGAGGTTCGGGAGCGTTTTAATAACGATCCCGGCGAGCTCCTGGCTCGGTTGCACGAGCTGGAGCGTGAGGAGGAGGTTC